AAGGATTATCTCCTTCGATAGACTCATCTCTCACACGCATTTTAAATACTACATCTGGGATATTGCTACGTAACATACTTTTTCCTTTCATTACAAATTTGCTCCGCGACCTGGGTTCGAACCAGGGACCCAGTGATTAACAGTCACTTGCTCTACCAACTGAGCTATCGCGGAAAATGGTGCCGCCACCACGAATCGAACGCGGGACCTACTGATTACAAATCAGTTGCTCTACCTGCTGAGCTATAGCGGCGAACCTGTAACTATGAGTTATTTGTTTTCAACAAACTCATAGAGTTCTTTAGCACGGTTATTGATTTGACTAGAGGTTGGCATTTTCGGAATTGCATCAATCAATCTCTCTGATACCTCTCTCGCTTTATCGACCGCATCACGGTGATTAAAGTGTTGATCAGTCATCTGTGCGATTGCTTGCTCAAGTTCATTATGAGTTGCCCAGAATGTGTTCATAAGAACCTCATACTGCTGCATCTCAAGATCACGAGCCATTTGTAGTACATCGAACCGTAGTTCATAGGGTGTTTTATTTGGCATAATTGCCTCCTTGTGTGTTGTGTTGTGTGTAAAATGTGGTGCGCCCCTTCCCTTCGCGCCTGTAGTCCACTGTCATGGTCTCCCGCACGAACCATGACCCCTTTTGACTCAACTAAACGTTGAAGTACTTTCGATAGAGATCCAATACTGTAGAGAATCGGACTTGAAGTAACCGATGCCTTTCGATGAAATGGCAACGTCATAACTGTCTGACATCAACTTAATGTTTTCTGCCTTAAAGACAACATTAAACTGTTGATCAGTCTCACCTACTTCGATGTCGTATTTATCAGAAGTTGACACTTTTGAGTTTGTGGCACGTAAAATAATTTTGCCATCTTCTGAAGTCACTACAAGATCAGGAAAAGACATTACACCCATTGCACGTTGAATTTCGTCAAGCTGCTTTTCTTCAAGACGAAAGTTAACGTCTGACTCACCGATATCAATGTCTCGGTCAGGCGGTGTAATAATTGTGGAGGGATCCGCAAAGGTATAACTCACTTTACGGCCTGCGGTAGAAATGTTCACAAGTTTTTCCTGCACTTCAAAGTTGGCATCTTTGATCATGCTGAGCACACCAAGAAAACGCGACAGATCATAGATTGCAAAATCATTTGGAATCTGAGTGTCTAGGCTGGCGGAAGCCAGAACAGTTTTCTTAGGTGAGATTGTTTTCAGCACACTGCCTTCTTTAAATTGAATAGAAGGATTAATTGAAGAAAAATTCTTCAGTACTTGAATTGAACGATCACTTAGTTTCATCATATATCTCCGTTAGGATTTCTTTTTTGCTTTCTTTGCTTTGTTGATCTGTGTGGGATCAGCAGTCGCCGAGGCACCAACCGAAGCGAGGTGCGACAACGAACCACCGAACACATACGAACCAACGTGTTTGAGTTGCATCCAAGGACACAACCAAATTTTCATACCCATTCTTTGTACATTATAACAGAACATATAGTCTTCTGACAAGTACCTATTTGAATAATTTTCTGTATGTACACCATGTCTCTTATCAGACAGGAATGCGATCACATCATCTTTGGTCGCATCAGGGTTTGCTTCATAGAATGCGTTGATCTCTGGTACAAGGTTCTGTGTCTTGTCATCAATCAATGCATCAAAGTATGCCATGATTTCTCGACTGCCATCAAAGTTGGCAGTACGAATGTGATCAGGCTTATACCAAAACTGAGGATATGTTTCTTGATATTTCTCAAACACGTTCCTGTTAATCAACATAAAACCAGTGCCGCCTTCTGACACCTCAGCAGGTTCAGAAATCTTGATGTGTGTTCCGCCTTTAGGATTGAACACGTAATCACCAACATAGTTCTCAAGTTCCATTGGATTGTCGTTCGCCACACCGGCATCGACGGCCTGTTTGATCTTCTCCCAAGAAATAGTTTTCTTAGGATAAGGACCACAAAGAACATTGTACTCGTCGGGATTGTCTACGGCAAGCGCAAGAAGCGTGAGTACATCTCTGGCCGAAAATCCGATGTCCGAGTCAATGAACATCATGTGCGTACAATCAGAACGCATAAACTCATCAACACAGTAGTTTCTTGCACGTGTCACCAGTGATTCGTTGAACAAGAAATAAAACTGTAGTGGAATACCGTTCTTCGAACACATACCCGTCAGGTCAGCAAGTGACCGCGTGAACATTCCGGCACATTGACCACCGTACATAGGAACAGCAAGAAACAGTTTTTGTTTCCTCAGTTCATCCATTTTTACCTGTATTTGCATATTAATCGCCTGTATCTAAAGTAAATAATTCATCTGAAATCTCAGTAGAAATAACGTCTTGGTCTTGAACCAGATGCGACACATCTGCGACAGGCCTGAAGTATTCATGTTTCTTTCGACGTTTCATTTTCTTCATCAATTTCTTCGCTTGTTGTACGTGATAAGGGTTTGCTCTTTGTAGATAGTTCACGCCATTTAAGTGATCAAGTTCGTGTTGAAACACACGAGCGGTCAGACCTTCTAAAACTGACGTTTGTTCTTCGCCGAGTTCATTGGTCCACTTTGCTTCAATATTCTCACTTCTACGTATCTTAACAAATAAATCTGGATATGTCAAGCACCCCTCTTCCATCATTGCCTGTTCGTCTGAGTAGTGCGTAATCTCTGGATTAAAACACAACGTACAAGGATTTCCTCTCATAATAAAAACACGGTGAGATAAACCAATTTGATTGGCCGCAAGACCAAGGCCGTTCTTTTCGTTTAGAACGTCGAACAGTTTCTTGGCAATCTCAGTAGGTTCTTCTGGAGGATTTTCAAAATCAAAATGATCTAACTCAGTAGTGAGTAAAGGATCATGAGGTAATATTAAACTCTGGGTTGACATTCTTCACCTTCATCTTATCTGTTAACATAAAATCATAACGTTTGGATTTCTTGGGTTTTCCTTCTGTCATAGTCAATTTAATTACCAGACTAGGACTGTTTGTAAGAGAAAACGAATGAAATATTTTCGCGGGCAAATATACAATAGACGATTCTAATACTCTCTGATCTACGATAGGCAACAAAAAGTCTTCAAACCCCTCTTTCCAAGATTCGTCGTTAGTTCTCTTTTTGGGATATACACACAGCTGACCCGTTCCACGGACAACGATAAAAAATGTATCGTCATCAAATGATGTCATCTCGGGTTCTTCGTCTGTTGACCTTGTGTTTCGCATCAGTATATCACACTTCGCCGTGTACTTGTTATCGTACAAACTTTCAAACAGATCACACACCTCATTCAGTCGAGGATTAAAGTTTCTCTGATTCTCTAAAACAAGTTCTGAGTCCAGTTTCCATGCTAAGTGCATTTTGGCTGGACTATGATCGGTATCTTCACGGTTGAGGTGTAAGTTAAGGTTCTCCCATGTGACAAGACCCGTAACGATTCTCTTTTTACGAGCTCGTTGAGATGATAAACACAGTGGTCTTTTGTTTAGATATTGAGACTTGAATGTGTCATCATCTAAATCAACAAGTGTATCAAAGTAAGTCGCCATCTTCTATCTCTTCAATTCTGTACGAATCAATGTCTTTTGGCCGTTCAGCACAGGTCGATTGAATAAAGTATGTCGCTTCTTCCTCAGTAAAGAAAATGCGAGTTACTTTTTTGCCGCCTGGTTTGCTTAACGCCATATCAATTACATCATACCATTTATCGGTATCAGGATTTACTTCTCGTTGTACTTTGAAAGCCATCTTTTATCTCCTACGCCGCTATGTGAGAGAAGTTCTTAACCTTCTCAAAACGTATTGTATTATGAAATTTATCAAACAGTTGATCACCTTTATGTGATATGACAAACGTGTTTGTGTCGCCAGCCAATGAAGAAATGATTCTCAAAAACTCATCTGTACCGGTGGTATCAAGTGAGCTGTCGAACACTTCATCTAATATCAGGAGATTTGTAGAAATTGAATTACGCAGTTTTGAAACCGCACGCCACGTGAACAGTAACGATAAATCAATTCGCATCTTTTCTCCTTCGGAGAAAGAGTCATAAGTAAACTCATCTCTAAATCTAGATTTGATCTTTTCATTAAATTTTTCGTCGAGTTCAAACTGAACGAAAAACTCCATTGCTGCAAGGTATTTATTCACCAATTTATTAATGATTGGCACATATTGCTTAATAATTTTTGATTTGATGCCGTCATCTTTCAGAAGCGCAGAAGCGATGTCATAGACCTCTTTCTGCATAATAGATTTCTGCAAAGACTGTTCAGTACTTTTTAGACTGTCTTTATATTGATTCAACTCCTCAACAGATGTAGTGTCTTCTACATCCTCTTGTTCTACCGTTTCGGTGAGTTCGGCAATTTGATTCTCTGTTGATACTATCTCACTGTTGATCGAAACCAGTTGTGAATTGATCCCAGAAATAATGTGTTGAATGCCAGCAATTTCAGTCAGTCGATTCTGTAGTTCGTCGAAATGGCCGGTCATCTCAGATAAACCATCTCTCAAACTATCTTGTTTTTTGTTCTGTTCGTTGATGTGTGTTTGTTTAAACTCAGAGTCAATTTCCTGATTACATGTAGGACAGTCGGTATGATTCTGTAAAAACTCTACGTCTTTGTCAATCAGTTCCATCTTGTGTTCGATTTTAGATTTGTAGTCCTCAAGTTTCTTTAACTTGGTTTTAACCTGATCTAAGTCGTCGATACTATCATTAGCCTCTTGACCTTGTTTGGCCAAATTTGCTTGCGATTTTCTGGCGCCATACAGAATAGTTTCTAGGTCTTTTATTTTCTTCAACTTGGCATCTTTGTCTGACTTTTTCATCGACATGATTTCATTCATGTGTTTCTTGGTCAGTTCGATCTTTTGCTCTAATAACTCAATGTCATGGCGCGATTGAATAATGTCGTTGTTGTTCTTTGCAATCTTTTCTTTCAGTATAGAAAACATAGACGAAAAGATTTCGATGTCTAATAGGTCTTCGATAACTTGACGGCGCTCTTGTGGTTTCAGTTGCATAAAAGGAACAAAGTTTGCAGAACCAATTACCACAATCTGAGTAAATGATTTGTGATTTAGTTTGAGTACGTGTTTCTCAAGATACTCTTGGTACTCACGCATGTTGGCGTTTTGATCCATCAGTTTGTCATCACAGTAAATCTCAAAGACATTTTTCTTCATGCCTCGACGTACAAGATATGATTTTCCTTTGACAGAAAATTCAATCTCTACAAGACAGTTTTTTCGTGTGATGCTGTTGACAAGTTGCGGCTTGTTAATGTTACGATATGGTTTGCCATACAGTACATATGACAGTGCATCCAACATTGTAGATTTACCGGCGCCGTTCTCACCTACGATCAAAGTTGAGGGTGATTTGTTAAGTTCGATTTCTGTCCATTGATTACCGGTTGACAGAAAATTCTGCCAACGCAGTTTTGAAAAATATATCATTCGCTACTAATCGCTTCGTGGTATAGATCATTAAATAAGTTTTGAACAGGTTGTGCATCTTCTAAGTTCAAACTAGATATGTACTTCTGTATAATTGTCCTAGTATCTTCAGCTTCATTTATTATATCAGATGTGTCCTCAATGTCAAGATTTAAATTATCTTCGACAACCTGAGTGTGTGTAGGTAAGCAGTTGTTGATTTTATCCATGAACATGTCAAACACATATGGATTATTTTTCTGTTTCACTACTACCTTTATGTAACAATCCTTAACAAAAGAAAAGTCTGTGTTGAGTAGTTCGTCCTTATCGTTAGTCACATCATCATAGAAAATCTTATGAAAAACATGATGTTCATTTACGATGTGTTCTAACTCTAATGTGTCTGTGTCAAATACATGAAAACCACGTGGATCATTGTAATCAGACCAGGTCATCTCGTATGGTGCACCGAGATAGTGTATGTTATCTTTCGATGATTTGTGGTGAAAGTGTCCAGACATCACCATATCAAATTTCTGAAACGCTTTGTGAGGCATGCCGTGATCAATAACAGCGCCTTTGTACATTTCAAAACCTTGTAACTCTAGATGTCCCATGCAGACATTACACTCACCACTATCAGTCGCTTTCATGGCCGACTCGTAGTTTTCTGAGTTTATCCATGGCATCATCAATACATTTAGGCCGTCAAGATTGACAACCGTGGGTTCATCGTAGACCTCAAATTCATACTCACCTAACAACAAGCTCGGTGCGTTAATTCTGTTTGTGTTTTTAAAGTATATGTCGTGGTTGCCAACTACGCAGTGTAGTTTGAGGCCTCGGTTTTTAATTTCGTCAAACCAGTAATCTTTGCAACGAGACAACGTATCAAAGTTTACATACTTGCGCCGATCAAAGATGTCACCAAGTTCGATGATTGTATCGATGCCGTTTTCTTCTAAAAAAGGAAAAAATACCTGTTTATAGTATCTAGAAAAATATTCATGAAATTGTATGGAGTCGTTTCTTGCTCCAAAGTGTTGATCTGTGATGATCGCTACTTTCATACTTACTTACCTTTGGCTTTAGTCATATAGAGTTTGCCATCTTCATCATCTAAAATTACGACATGATCTAAGTCAGAGTTATGCAATATTCTATGAGCATCGACATAATCGTTTAGAATAGGCTTGCCTTGTACGTTAAATGACGTATTTAATAATACTCCATCAAACTCTGTTAGTATATCATACAACAAAGGGTTTGTAAAGCGATCAACGGTTTGAAGCCGCGCAGTACCATCAACGTGTGTAATGGCTGCCAAAGTTTCTCTGTGTTCCTGTTTAACATGACAAGAATATCCCATAAACTCCATGTTTCGAAAGTGTTGTGAGTCAAAGTATTTCGGCGCATCGTCGATTCTACAAACAGGCGCAAAGGGTCTGAATGACTCACGAAACTTAACTTTTTTGTTTAGAATATTTTTCATATTCGGATAACTAGGATCACATAAAATCGATCTGTTGCCTAGTGATCTAGGTCCAGACTCACATTGTCCTTGAATCAGTCCTATAATTTTACCAGACTTCAACGTTGTGCTTATGATGCCAAGGTCGACCGGTCTAAAATCTTTCTTCCAGTGTTTTTCGTAAAACTCGCGTTTTTGCATTCTCAGCCCAGACATAGATAAGTTTCGCAACATGGAGTGATGGTGTCTGGTGTCTATTACTCCTTGTTCAACCAAAAACTCTATTAACATTCCCGTAGAAAGACCATTGTCACCAGGACTTGGAGGCACAAAAATATTGAGATTCGGATATTCTTTTTTCAGTCTAGCGTTTGCCAAAACATTCAAAGCACATCCGCCAGATATTACTAAATTACCACCGTGTTCGTGTACTATCTTATGGTAAAACTCTTCAACAAGATGCAATAATGATCTTTCTAACCATTCTTGTGCGGCCCAAGCAAGATCGTATTGTTGTTGGCCATCAATCATATGAAAACTGAGAGGTGCATCGTCGATGTTTGGTCTCCATTTACCTCTTTTATATCCCGGTTTTCCTAGCATCGCTGCAATATCCCAGTTAAGTTCTGCATAATTTTTAAAATCAATGCCCCATGTTACTTGACGACCTTGCTTGTCTTTCACTGTAGGTTCATCATTAGGAACATTCAACCTTATCATCCAAGCACCGGTTTTTGGATCTTTCTGACGTACTTCCGGTCCGTTATGTTCAAATGTTTTCAGTTTCGCCTGAGATTCTATGTCAAACTGTTTGCAGAGAAGTTCTGTTTGATCATTTCTTTCCCCGTAGGCTGATAGACCCATCAACTTACCAGCGATATCCAACAATTCTTTTGTATTCGAAAGAGCCTTGCAGGTCGTCCCAACGTTATTGTAGACACGTCCAAATGTACGCATTATTCTCCAATGTGTAGTTGCAGGACTATCTGGCGTAGCCAGATCCTCTTGACGTTCCTGAAACTTTAGTTTCCCATTTTCAAATTCCCATACGGTAGTTGGTTCGTTATCGCCTACAACATCCCACACAATGGCCATTGCATCGGTAAATCCAGACTGACCAAAACCGCACCATGCATGACTTCTATGGTGCGTAGATCCGCCATAATACTTAACCCTTAGGTTTCGACTTGTTTTTAACAGTTTAATTGTTTCGGGTAACTTGTTTTTCAAAAACTGTTCGCATGTAAATCTAGACGCCGCTAACTTGATCAAAACCGCATCAAAAGTGGGTTCAACATCATTCTGTTTTGCCCACTCTTTAATCGCTTCAGATAAAATATAGTCAACGTTAGCACCGTAACAAATACTGGTATAACCTAAATCTTTACCGTTTTGATCTTTGTGTTCTATTTTTTTTGATTCCCAGTATTGAGGATCATGCCAGTCTGGCACTTCGGGTTCTGCATATGATTTACGCATTGAAAGATGTTTGATTCCAGAAAATTTCTCTAGATCAACAACATGAAATCGACCAACATTGCCATCATAAATGCTAATACTGGCATCGTGGCCAAGATACATTGAGAGATATCGATTAGTCTTCATCTATAAAATTATCCAGTCCCGTCTTTGTTTTTTTCTTTTTGGCTTTTGTCTTTTCAAACTTGCTGATTATGGGTTTCATCTTTTCGTTTTCAAGATCATACTTCGAATAGATTTCTGAACCGCTGTCGTTCAAAGACTCTTCAAAGGCCGCATTCTCCAAACTCTTGTATTTGATATAGGTTTGCTTTTTCTCTTTTTCGATTCGACGCAGAAACGCATACCAAATAATCTGTGTAAAGTATGCAAAAGGATTTTTTGATTTTTCGGGATTAAAACTATGTACCGATACGATACAGTTTTCAAGTGCATCACATATCATTTCATCCTTATACGTGTAACCAACGAAATTAGACTTGGTTGCAAGTTTGGTCGCAATCATCATAAAACATTTGCCAATATTTTCCGGCACTCTAGGTGTCGGTTTGTCATTGGCCTCTGCTTCGGCACATTGTTCTTTAAACTCTACCAACATTTGGTAAAATTCTTTGTTGTTAATATACTCAGACATGTCTCACCTCAAATTTTGACACTGTAGAGTTTGTACACAAATTTTTCTTCATCGTATATTTTGATACGTTCAAAGAGATGCTTCATTGTGTAGTTGACCTTGCTCTTCCACATCAGATCATCGGATATGTCATACAACACCGCCGAGTCTTTAGTATCTGATTTTCGCAACGCTCTACCTATGCTCTGTAAGTTCCTTATTTTAGATTTAGAAGGAGACGCAAAAATCACGTTATGTAGATTTTTGATGTTAACTCCCGTCGAAAAAGTTCCGTAACTGGCAACAATAATCGCGTTTGATTCGTTTTCTACTATGTGTCGAATCTCTTCACGTTCTTCGCCTTTTACGCCACCGTGTATAAAGAAAACCTGTCGTTCAGTATCGGTTTTCTTAATATCATTATACAACAAAACTCCATGTTTATCAACATATTGAAACAATAATAGAGTATTGCCTTCAAGTGATAATGATAAATTCTTGATAAAATTATTTCGTTTGGCATGTGCAACAAGAAAGTCCATTTCTTCCTGATACTTCAGTTTTGACACAATCTTTTTTTCAAAGTCATCATATGTTAAGTTGATGATTTTAATTTTCATGTCGGCGACTGTTCCCGACTTCATCAATTCTTTTGTTGTTGTGACCTTGTTGACCGGACCAAATAGACCTTCAAGTACGAGTTTATGTGTCTGTGTGCCGTCAAGTGTACCTGTAAATCCGTACCTAAACTCTGTATTTACAAGCTTTGTCATGATGCTTGTCAGTGACTTTGCTTTGAACAGATGTGCTTCGTCGCCAATCACTACATCAAATTTTTCAAACCATTTCTTCGGTTGTTTATAGATTGACTGCCATGTTGTGATGACAACGGGTTTCTTAGTGACTTTATCTTGGCCGGAATATATTTTATGGCAGTATTTTTCTGACTTAAATCCATAATCTTCAAAGTCAGAATACATTTGATGTACAAGAGATGTGGTAGGAACAATGATCAAGGTGCGTTTTAAATGCCACCTCATGATCATGTATATTATAAAAGACTTGCCTGAAGCTGTTGGAGAGACAAAAAGACCACGGCGATAACGAACAGCGTCAACGAAAGCATCCAACTGATAGTCCCGAGGGTCCATAGTAAATCGTTGTTTTGATATAAAGTCTTTAGCTTCTGCGACAGAGAAGTTTTCTGCCGCGGTATTGTAGGTGTACTCATATTCATAATTTCTTTCCTCGCAGAATTTTTCGAAATACTGCATCAGGCCAGAATACAACAGACCAGTTTGTGTGTTGAAGAGTCGTATCTTACCATCCCAGACTTTGTTTTTAAACGCCGGCATAAACTGGTGACCAGGCACTTTGAAGGTGAAGTAGTCACACAACTCCTGCCGAGTTCCCATGTCGGGACAATCTATATGATTGTAAACTTCGTCGTTCTTGGTAATAATAATCATTCGTTAAATCATTTCACCGCTTGTCAGTTTTTGATAGTCAATGGCTGACTTGATATGAAAACCCATATTGGTGATCGTCTTCAGAATAGAAATCAAAAGTTCGACCTTCTCGTTCTGGTATGCAATCTTTAAGTTAAGTTCAATAATGTCTTTGTCTGCTTCGATGTAGTTTGGCAGATCAGACTTCAATATTCTTCCCTTCGGCGGAAGTTTCCATCCTTTTTCAATGTGATCTTGATTGGGTCCGTCACCGTAGAATTCGTTCTTGTCAAGTTTCAATGTCTTCATCTCTGCTTGCAACTTACTGGTAAGCAGTCTTTCTTTTGACAAAAACTGGTGATACTTGTGATGCAACTTCGCAATCGAAATTGCGTGATTGCCTAGATTGGTTCTATCGATCTTACTGTCTTGTGCCCATTCATCAAAAATTTCTTCAAGTGTCATGATGTCTCCGATATAGTTATACCTTTACAGGTATTCTAACATATCAGGATACGCTTGTAAACTTATAATTTAAGAACCTAAATGTGGCCGTTGCTGTAACGTACTCTAAAGCACTGTCTTGTGTATTCATGACAATATCTGTTAGACTGGTCGGAAAGAGATTCATAAAGTCAATTCGCACTATGGGATTCATGGCGCTTGACAAAACCATAAGATATGCGTCAGACTCAAGGCCTTGGCCAGCGGCGCTGTCTGCATTCGCTAGGTCTTTGTACTGACCAAAGTTATCTGGAAAACCTAGACCTTTAATCCAGTTAAAAACTTCAATATAGTTGCCTAAATCTTCATTGACTTTAAAACTTACAGAAAGGTCACCATATTCAATATGGTCACCGGATACAGGAATCTTTTTGAAAGGATTGGGTTGTTCAACAAGAGGAAGATTAACTCCCGGTAGAGTTACCTCTTGTACAAAAAAGTTAAACTCAGGCAGTTTCTGGATGTGAAAAGAAAATCCAGCTGGAGATAACATGTTTTTATTAAATTCAGCCACAGTAAGGACTCCAAGGGTAAATGGTGGAGGTATTTATATGGTGATGGGGGAACAAAGAAATTATAACAAGGTGTAGAAAGTGTGTCAAGCCCCAAAAAGAAAAGAGACGCCGTAGCGTCTCTAGAAAGCCGTTACGGTAGAATGTACCGATTATGATTCGCCGTCCCACGGTTCGCCATCATTACAGGTATCTTGCCACTCCGCTTCTGTGAAGGTGACTTCTCCGGTAGGCTGATACCAATCGCAGATGTTGTATTGTCCATCGTTGTTGATATCACAAGAACGATACCACATTTGATCTTCAAATGTATATCCATTGGCGTGAAGGTCGTGCGCTTCACACCATTCTTTAGTACCAACAGGATTAGGATTAACTACGGGTGGAGGCTTGTCTACTGCTGTCCAAGGCGTGATCTTTTTAAACTGTACAGTCTTACCGTTATTATAGGTTTGTTTGTACCAAAGTTCAGACTTCTTGGAAACAAAGACATACTCATCGTCGCCAACGGTGTAGATATCACCGTTGTCATACTCAATCACGTGAGCAAGTGCCAAGATGGGCAGGCACATCAAAAACAAAATGATTTTTTTCATATCATCTCCATGTTTCTATTTACAACGTCACATTGCAATGCACAATGCAATTGTATTTATAAAAGCGTGGAGCCAAAAAAAGAGGCGCCGAAGCGCCTCTCAAAAATGTCCCTTTTGGGATTCTTTTTATTACAACAAGTTCTGTACGATAGTACGTCGATAGTAAACGTTGCTGTCAACTTCGATTGCTGCAGCGCCATCAGGATCACTAGCACCTTTAGCGAATGGGTTCGGAGCCATGCCGTAGCGTGTCTTGAAACCAATCTTAGGCTGGAAGGTGTCTTGATCGACTGCACGAACCATTTGCAGAGGTACGTATGGGCAGTAGAAGAGACCAGCGTCGAATGCGTTAGAACCCTTGTAACCAACAGTCATGTAGTTGCCTGTTGTGTAAGGATCGATGTAAACGCGGTAACGACCGTTCAATACACCAGCGAATGTGTTACCAGTGTCATCGACTTGCAGGTTGTTGCTGTTCAGAGCAGGAGTGTAATCAAGTACGCCAGCCATCTGAAGTGCAGATGCAACGTCAGAAGAACAGATGATTACGTTACCCTTGCCGCGACGAGTTTGCTTAGCGATAAGGTTCGCTTCACGCTCGATGTGGAACATCAGACCCTTGTACTTCTCTACAGACCAACGGCCGTTAGCGTCTACGTCAAGGTCGAATACACCCTGAGTAGTAGTACCAGAGTTAGAACCACGTACAGCAGATACGTTGATTGTTCGAACAACTTCG